CCGTGGCGAATTCGCGGTTAAAATGAAGGTTTCAAGGTGGACGGCTTACCGTTGGTTAGATAACCCCGAAAAGATGTCTTTAAAGGCCCTTAAAAAGCTCTCTAAGCTCTCGGGCAAACCCTTAACCGAACTTGTTTAATGGTTGAGTTTTTACCTAAGCAAATAGAATGCTTAAACGCCCTCGGTTTGGATTCCCCCGCTGAGGTTGTTTTATTCGGAGGAGCCGCGGGCGGGGCGAAATCATTCACGGGTTGCGCGTGGCAAATTCAACGGCGGCTCAAGTACCCAGGAACGCGCGGGCTTATTGGGCGCTCCAAACTCGATACACTCAAGAAAACCACATTAAAAACGTTTTTCGAGGTTGCGGGGCTTTTCGGATTGGTAGCTAATAAACACTATCAGTTCAACGCCCAATCGAACGTAATTAGTTTTTACAATGGTTCCGAAATCATTTTAAAAGACTTGTTCGCCTATCCCTCAGACCCGTCGTTTGATTCGCTTGGATCGCTCGAGATTACCGATAGTTTTTTAGACGAATGCTCTCAGATAAGTAAAAAGGCGGTTGACATAGTTCGGAGCCGTATACGATACAAACTCACTCAATACAATTTAAGCCCGAAAACGTTGCTCACTTGCAACCCGTCGAAAGGTTGGTTATATAACGAAATTTATGCACCGTGGCGGGCTCAGAATTTACCGCCATTCATTCAGTTCATACCGTCGCGGGTTTCAGATAACCCACACTTACCCCCCACCTACGCCGAAACTTTGGCGCGGTTGCCCGAGGTGGATCGTAAAAGGCTATTGGAAGGCGACTGGGATTATGACGAAACCGCCGACGCCCTTTTCCTTACCGACGATATTTTAAGAGCATTCAGGGAGCCCCAAAATGACGGGGAGCTATTTATAACGGCCGACGTCGCCCGCTTGGGTAAGGATAGGACAGTAATAGCCCTTTGGCGCGGTTTATCCCTCATTCATATAACCGAACTCAGAAAAAAACGAATCGACGAAACGGCGGCCGTTATTCGCTCGCTGGCTGATCACCATAAAGTAAAGCTCTCGAATACTTTGGCCGACGCCGACGGGCTCGGAGCGGGGCTTGTGGATGTCCTCAAGTGTAGGGAATTCAGAAACGGGGCGCGGGCCACAAAGCCCGAGCGGTTTGTTAACTTAAAAGCCGAATGCTTTTTTAAACTTGCTGAATACATCGAGTTAAACCGCGTTATTTTCCCTCAGGGTCACCGCGATGTGATAGTAAAAGAGCTCGATTTGATTCGCCGAAAAAACCCCGACGGGGATGGAAAACTCGCAGTAACAGGAAAAGAGGAAATCCAACGAACCCACGGTATGAGCCCCGATTACGCCGACGCGATCGCAATGAGAATGTTTTTTGAGCTTTTCCCCAATTACGGGCGCTATTCATACGCCTAAAAAATAGCTAACTTATTGAACCTCAATATACGATTTGTTAAAATTTGTTAAATTTGTAATGTAGCAAAAAAACTACATTACATTTGTCAAACATTTAAAAAACGAACCAAATGACACACACAATCGAAGTAGCAAAAGGATTTGAAGTAACAGTAAACATTTATAACGACTGCGTAATTACTACCGTTAATTACTTAGGTACTGCTCGCAAAAATTCTTATACCAACATTCAAGATTTGATTAACAACACTACAATCTCTAAGGTAGCTGAATTTTGTAAATCATTATAATCAAAACAGGGGCGCGGCTGATTAACGCGCAATTTTTAGAAACTTAAAACCCCTTTTATATGTACCAAATTATTATTACTCATTTACAGGAACGAACCGCCCAGGTTATCCATTACCCCAAATTAAACGTTTGTTTAAACGCCTTTAAAGAGATTTGTAACGAGAAAGGTTATGACTACGAATGGACTGGCGACCTTCCCACCGCTGGCGGTATTGGCCACGATTACCGAATCGAAGTATACGTAAATTATTAAACCCCATTTATAACATGAAAACGATTATTATTGACATTAAGCGCCCCGCGACTGTGGATCGTATGGAAATCGATCTTCCCGCGTTTACCAAATTAGGAAACTCCTATTATTGCGTAACAGGCGAAAAAACAGGCGTACAAGTTAACGCATTCCCCTCGATTAATTGCTACTCGATCCATAACATGACTGAACGCGACGTTATGGGCGCTTTTGATTGGGAAGCCCAAACGATTAGTAAAGAGGATTTCGAGAAAGTACTAGACTCAGCCTATAACTCAATTAACCGCGCTTTGAACATATGAGCCGAGACGCCTTACAATGGGCAAAGCTAGAAAACAGAATCCTGTTAGCGGTTGCCCTCTTAGAGTTTATTTACATAGTCATTAAACACTTTTAAAAATGTATCCATTAAACCCCGACACGATGGGCCAACTACAAAAGTTTACCCAGCGTCTAAACGCCGAGCCCGACCCGCTTAGCGTAGAACAAACCCCCGACCGTAAAGCGTCGACGGTAGTCATTAGCCATATAGAGACCACACTAGACGAATTATTTTTCGGCCAATGGAAAACCGAGAATTTTCAATGGAGCCCTGTCGCGAATGAAATTCAGGGAAGCCTCGAGCTCGTTGTAATTCACCCCGTAACAGGTTATGAAATACGCCGCACGGGAGCCGCCTCTATTGTTATTATGGTCGATCGTGCACCCGAAAACCTCGCGGGCCAAGAACGTAACCAATGGGCCCTTAACCCATCGAATAAAAAACCCAATGCCCTCGATATGGCTTTCCCCAAATTAAAAAGCGAATGCCTCAAGAACGCCGCTCAAAGCCTGGGCAAAGTATTCGGCCGCGATCTTAACAGGAAAAATAAAGACACATACAAACCTTTTAAACTCCCCGTGGCTGGCGAGTTGAGCGAGTCAATGGTCGCACGTTTGGAGGTTGGTATTTTAAACCGCGAGGCGGCGGCTATTGAGGCTATTGAGTTACTGAGTGCCCACCTATCGCCCGAACAAAAAACCAAATTAGAAAACCTTAAAAATTCAATTGAAAATGAGTAACCCATACTTAACCGAATTTATGCAACAAGTGGCCCAACAGTCGGCCGCGTGGGACAAATTACGCCTAGGACGTTTCACGGGCTCAGGAATTAGCGCCCTAATGACTGACCCCAAAACCAAGGCCGCGAAAGAGGCGGGCGAGCTTTCAGAAACCGCCAAACGGTATATTTATGAGAAAGCAATGGAAACCGTAACGGGTCAAAGCGGTAACGAGGCAACTAGCCGCGCGATCGACTGGGGTAATGAGTGGGAAGAGCACGCCCTTTTAGAACTCAAGAAAGCATTAGCCAGCCCCGACGAATCGACGGAATTAAAGCCCTCGTTTAAACTCTTTAACGATTATTTCGGGTGCTCACCCGACGCCTTTATGATACATCCCGAATTCGGCGCCGTAGGTTGCGAAATTAAGTGCCCGTGGAATTCAGTAAACCATTATTTACATAGCACCGTGACAGATGGGGAACGCCTGAAAGCCGTTAACTCCGATTATTATTGGCAAATCTTGGGGAACTGTTTAACCTTTAACCTCCCCGCGTGGATTTTTGCAAGTTACGACCCGCGCCAGCCTGAGCACCGCCGACTACATTACGCGGTTATTGAGCCCGAAATCGACGAACTAACGCTCCTTTGTGAACGAATGGAGGCCGCGCACCGAATGAAGCTCGAAATACTAAACGAATGGAATAACCTTAAAACCAATTAATTTTTATAATATGAATAAGAGAAGCCCTTTTAGTTATGTCGCCCGAATTGAACGGGTGCAAAAATGGATAAGCGCGAACCCAGGAGTTCACGTTAACGAAATGCTAGACACCTTTAGCGATACCCCGCGGGGAACCATTAGTTCCCTGCTTTCGTTTATGCTGAAAACGGGCCACGTCATTCGAGGCGGGAAAGGCTTTTACGCATTGCCCGAAGTAGTGGCGAGTCCGAGGTCGGTAGCTTATGACATTAAAAAAAGTAAAGACACTCCAAACCTATTTAGCAAATCGTATCAAAAGGCTCAGCGCGTAAAAGACGAAACTAGCAAAGCGCCTGAATCGAATGAAGTTACCAAGGTATTAAACCGAAATCAGAGCGTTATGGATTCAATAGACTTGTTGAAAAGTTACGGTTATAAAGTAACCATTGAATTTTAAAACGCTTTATTATTGCCTCGGACTCTCATAATGAAATTTAAAAAATCCCCCTTTCGTTTATTGCCGTCAGCCGTTAGGCTATGGGAGTCCCTTTAAACGTCGGGGGGTATTTTTTGAAATGAAAAAATCTTTTTTACTGCATTTGGATTCGCTCAATATCTTGAGTGAATTAACCGCCGAGCAAGCGGGCGAATTTTTCAAGGCTATTTATAACTATCATTTAAACGGCGAACTACCAACTGAATTTTGGCTAAAGCTGGCGTTAACTCCATTCGTTAACCAATGGGAACGCGATTCTGAAAAGTGGGAAAGAGTGAAGCAAGTCAGAAAGGAAAGCGGTCGAAAAGGCGGTTTAATGAAGGCTCAAAATAACCCAAATAACCCACTCGGTTATAATGAAACCGAAAGCAAGCAAATGCTAGCAAATGCTAAAAATGCTAAGCAAACACTAGCAAACGTAGCTGTTAATGTTAATGATAATGTTAATGTAAATGTTAGTGGTAATGTGAATAAAGAAAAAACTATAAAAAAAGAAAACCCGCCGCCAACCCTTGAGGACGTGAAAAGGTGGTTTATCGAGCAAGGATCAACCGCCGAGCAAGGAGCGAAAGCGTGGCAATACTACACAGACGGAAATTGGCACGATGCAAAAGGCCAACCTGTGAAAAATTGGCGGCAAAAAATGAGGGGCGGGCGGTGGTTGGAGGTGAAAGCCCAGCCCCCCCAAACCTCTGAACTTAAAACCTACAAACCATTAAACTCTTATGAACCCGAACCAAATACCGAAATTAACGACTTTCTTACCTCCGAGTGACGTGGAACTTGAACGAATGGTGTTAGGAGCCGTTTTACTCGATTTTAAGGCACTTTCTCGCGTCGAAGGTATATTGACCTCAGAAAAGTTTTTCGATAGCCGTAATGAGGCCGTAATGCAATCAATACAGGAATTGAAAAACGAGAATGAGCCAATTGATATTTTAACAGTTACCCAAACGCTCAGAAAAAAACAAAGATTAACGGCGGCGGGCGGGCCTCAATACGTGGCTTCACTCACTAACCGAGTGGCGTCAACGGCTAACCTTGAAACGTGGGCCCTTCATTTAACTGAAATGTACTTAAAAAGGGAACTCAGCAAACGCGCCGCCCTAATGGCTGAGCTGGCTCTTTCGCCCGAAAACGACCCTTTCGACCTTTACAATCAATTTTCAAGCGAACTAACCGACCTCATTCGCCAAAATCTGAAAGGAGAAGTTTCACACGTGTCAAATATTACCCCCGAAACGTCGCATAATATCGAAATGCGAGAAAGAACGGGAATTAGTGGAATACCCACAGGCATTCGAGTAATAGACGGGGTTTTAGGAGGACATCAACCGAGCGACCTTATTTACATAGCGGCCCGCCCAGGAATGGGAAAAACGGCCTACGCCTTGAGTGTTATTCTAAACATAGCCCAAAAAGGAAAACCCGTCGCATTTTTCAGCCTCGAAATGAGCCGCGCCCAAATCGTTTATCGTTTGGCTTCGATGCTGAGCGGTATAAACGCCGAATTGCTGGCTAAACACCGCCTCGATCGCGACTCGAAAATTAAATACTACCAAACAGTCGATCAATTAAACGCGCTCCCCATCTATATAGACGATAACGCCGCGTTAACCGTTCACGAACTGAAAACCCGCGTCCGTACACTCAGGGAAAAATTCAAAGTAGAGGCCGTGTTTATTGATTATGTGCAATTAATAGCGGCGGCCAAATCAAAAACCGCGAACCGCGAGCAAGAAGTAAGCGCGATAAGTCGGGGCCTTAAATTGATAGCGAAAGAAAATAACATTCCCGTTATTGCTCTCGCCCAGCTCTCGCGATCACTTGAAAGCCGAGGCGACAAAAGGCCCATGCTTTCAGATTTGCGCGACTCGGGGAGCCTCGAGCAAGATGCCGACGTCGTTTGTTTTCTTTATCGTGAGGACTATTACAACAAAGATTCAGGAACTAACAACGCCGAGTTTATAATAGCCAAACATCGAAACGGGCGGACGGGTTACGTCTCAGTTAATTTCACCCCCGAGACGATGCATTACACCGATATTCAAACCAAACCAATAAATAAGGAAACATGGGAACTTTAAAAACAGAAAATGAAAAACTTGCCGAGGCTTTTAAATATGGTTTTCAGGCGGCAATTGAATGTTTACAAGGGGCTAGAAAGGGACTGGATCCATTAGCCGAAATATTAGTTAATGATTACCTAAAAGAAAAGAAAAAAAACAAAGGAGGTGACAAATGACAATATTAGCAGGAGTTATTATATGCCTACCAATATGGTTATGTGCACTTGAGTTAAATGAAATCAATAAAAAATTAAGGAAGTAAACAATGAATAAAGAATTTATTCCATACGAACAAGCATTAGAACTCATTAAACTTGGGTTTGATGAAAAGTGTATAGCTTGGTATCCAAATGACTCAGCCGCATTATCCATTGATGGTGTTTATCTTGGTGAAAGAAGATCTGGTTCGTATAAATTACTTGCATATGCACCACTATACCAACAAGCATTTAGATGGTTTAGAGAGAAGCATGGATTAGTTGGAATTACCAAGTTTGGAACCCAAGAGTTTACATATAATATCTACAATATAGATGGTATCGGTATGTTAACTAAAGAGTCTTTATCCTTTAATGGAACCTATGAAGAGGCAGAACTTGCTTGTCTTAAAAAATTAATTGAAATAGTAAAAGGAGGTGACAAATGAGAGTTTATAAGAACCAAAAAGCGGGAAGTTATGACGTACTAACCGAGAAAAATCTACTTTTTCACGTGGAAAAGTGGGGCGCTCGATTTGTAGGCGTTGTCAATAGTTGCTGGCAACCGAACGGAAAACTATTAAAAAAAATACCGTCTAATGTTTCAACTAGCGTTGTTAACGAAATGGCGAAAAATGGGCGTAAATATGAATTTCTTTTGAAGTATTATGAAACGTTGCAGAGTGTGTAAAGAGAAGTTCGTCCCGACTTATTCGAGCCTACAGGCCACGTGCACTAAACCGACCTGTTTAATCGAGTGGGGCCGAATGGTTGAGCGCAAAAAAGCGAAACGGGAAATTCGCCAAATGAAAGAGAACGTTAAAAGCGTGAGCCAATACCGCCGAGAGCTTCAAAAAGTATTCAACGAATTTATAAGGATCAGAGACTCAAAACAACCCTGTATAAGTTGCGGCCGACCGCTGGCGGGAAAATATGACGCGGGGCATTTTTACTCTGTGGGAAGTTACCCCAATTTAAGATTTAACGAGGACAACGTGCACGGCCAATGCGTCGAATGCAACCAACACAAACACGGGAATTTGCTAGAATACGCCCCGCGACTGACTGAGCGAATAGGATTTGAGCGAGCGAGCAAATTAATGATTCTCAGAAACGAACCGCTCCGACTGAGTCTAGACGAAATAAAGGAATTAACCGCACTATATAAAAAGAAAGTTGCCGAATGGAGGAAAGCCAACGCATAAAAGAGTTAAAAAACGAACTGTTTACCCTAATGGCGCGGCGATCGTTACGCCCGTGCCTGAAAGAAAACGCCGAAATGTGGTCGATAATGGCTGAATTATACAAGCTCACAGGCGACGAACGTTGGAAAATGAATAGTTAACAATTAAACCATAATAAAAATGAGCAATTTTGAGCAAAAAGAGGGACAGGGTTCCCTATTCAAAAACGAAAAGAAAACAGGAACTCAACCCGACTACCGAGGCTCGGTAAAATGGAGAGGCGAAACGCTTAACCTAGTCGGCTGGGTGAAAGAATCCAAAACGGGAAAAAAATTCTTGAGCCTGAAAATTGAGGCGATCGACTTAACCCCAAAAAAAGAAACCAATGAAGAGCCAGGAAACGACCTCCCTTTCTGAGTTAATCGAGCAACTCGATTCAATTATGAATCAGTATCGCGAAAAAAACGTACAAATGAGCGACGGGCTTAGAAATTACCTTAATGGAATAAGACAGGCCCGCCACCTAGCCCAAAACCTTTTAAATCGAGAGTTATGAATCCGAAACTAATTAACGAAACCCTCAAGTTGATGCTAGAAATTGAGGCGCTCAGAAAAGAACGGGTTGAATTACTCGGGAGCGAGAAGCGAAACGCCAACGGGCGAAGGGCTACCGTTCGGGCTCGATTATCAAAAGTCAATAAACGACTTTATGAGTTAACAGGGAAGGAAATATATAACTTTTAAAAGGCCCGAAAGGGCTTTTTTCATTTATTATAGCCCCGTTTGGCCCACTTAAACGGGTCGGCCGTATAAATATTAGCCTCAGGACATCCACGGTCACGTAAATACAAAGGAACCCAAAAGGAGGGACAGGCTTTATTGTCGAATTGATTGTGACCAGCGATCAAAACGTCGGGGGCGTAATTCAAAACCTCGACAATAATATCCTGTAACGCCGCATCCTGAGCCTCGGTTAACGTGTTTAAACCTTTCTTTGTTTTACTACTCACCCCGCCGACATAGCAAACGTGGCGAGCTACCGAATTAATCGAGGCAACTCCCCAAGTAATTTCCTTTTCGTCAATAAACAGGTCGTTATCGTGCTCAACGAATTTGTGTCGCGTCCCATCGAGTAAAATTAAATCTGAATAACCAACCCGCGACCAGCCTCGCCCCTTTGGAGGTGGCAACGTGTGAAAATCTTTGATTCTCTGAGCGGGCACGTCGACGCCTTCATAAGTGGCCGTGCAATGAATAATGAGATATTTAAACTTTTTTGCCATAATGGCTTCTAATAGTTTCGTCCTTAACTCGAGAGCCTCGAGAGCTTCCCACATAATAAGCAAAAATCGACGTTCCTATCGATAGCACACTCCCGAACGTCATATCTGCTAACCTTTGATTTTCGACAGGAATAACTATAAAAATTAGACTTAAAACCACGCCAACCGTCAACGCCAACCCAACAATTACCACGGCGCCAAAAAGCCAGTCCCTTTTTCCTGTGGTTTGAATAAACAAACCTTCCCGCTCGCGTGCGCTTTTCCTGTCCTCAACCTCAGAGCGAAAAAAATCTAAATCGGTTTGTAGATCGAGCCGCGTCATTTCGAGTTCAAAATTTAAACGCGCCTTTTCAAATTCTAGTGAAAGCTGGGTGTGTTCTTCGCTTTTATGCTTTTGGCCGTTAATCCACGCGCCAACCATTTCGAGGGCCTGTATTCCTGTAATATCGCCCGCAATTTCGAGAATATCGCCCGCGACGGGTTTCACCTTATCTTTTATGAAGGCGTTGAATTTTGAGCCTTTTAAGCGCTCAGAAATTGGCGGGCGTTTATTCTTTTCGTCCATTACTTTTTAGGCATAAAAAACGAGAGTATTCCCGTGAAAATCTTTCTGTAATTACTCATTACATAAATAAAAATCTTTTCACCCATTAATGTCGCCATTGGCACGGCCCACGTTGACTCTGTTTCGTGCCCGTTTAGTTGGCAATAAATAGCGGTTTGGTAACCGCAAAAAATGGAGAGGCCAATAACGGCGATCCATTGTAAAATTGTGAGAGCTCGTTTCATATAAATTTCGTAACTAATTTTCCCGAGAACTCCGATAATGATACCCATTACCCAGCTATTCACGTCGCTAATTATATCGGAAAGATAATTAAAAAAACTCATTTTGTTTTTTTTGTTTTTGAAAGTAACTGTTTTTCGTATTTCTTAAGCGCCTCAAGTTGAGAGCGTTTTTTTTCGTTTAGTTTTTTCATTATGGTATTTGGCTAATTCTTCTATCGCCATAAGTACGGCTCGAGGCCGTATTTCCCGAGCTAAATAAATAAGTATTTGAGCCCTTTTTGATACCGATCGGGCAACGCTGAGGCCAAACGTTATTAGTGTATTCAGGAAACAAATTCGAGTTAGCGCACAAATAATCGACCATCAACGAGGTGTAATGTTCGGCGTTCATTTGCCACCTGTTTAATTGATCTTTAAAAACCACGTCGGGCACGGGTTGAGAGTCCTCCGATGTTCTTTGAACCATTGTAGCGTTATCAATTTTATACGTCAAAGCGGGGGCCGCCTCAACCATTGACCACCATAACACCACGCGCCGCGCGTAATCGTCGACTAGGGTTAAATAATCGCCCGAGAGGGTATTATTTGCCACGTCGTTTTTTATTTTTTCGTAAAGGTTCGTTCCCAAATAAGGCGCGAGAAATTTGTCCTGTGCTAAATAGATGCACGGATAAAGTAAATTAGGATCGACCGCCCCGTTTACATTCGTGTACTTTTTAATATACACGTCGTTTATTAAAAGTATTTCAGCCATTTTTTACCTCCTATAATTTTTTCCGTTAACGCCGTAGACAGGATTATCGGGTAAAAAGCCGTTGTAATCTTGATCCACGGGCAAAAGACTAACTCGAATATCGTTCCGCACAGTATAGCCCATTTTTTCGGCTTTTCTCACCGCGATTTGTTGGGCGTCATTAGCCAGCGGGTTAATTCCTTTCGCGTTTATATAAACCTCTTTTTGCCAAAAGTGGTGGCAGTTGCCGCCGCCTTTATAATACCAAATATTGTAGTAATCGGAACCGTAGGGCCCCCACCCTCTATTAACGGGACGGTCCTCCATTGCCTCAATATCCTCTTTTCTATATAATTTGTCAGCCGCTAACATCTTTTTACAAAATTCGCGATTACTCGAGGCGCGGCCTTTATATCGGTAGCGAGTCATAAATGTGACGCCCGCGTAGTTTGTTTCATCTTGGTCGCTAGGCGCCATTGGTTTCGCGCTTCCCGTGCTCGCTAGTTCGTGGGCTTCGATTTTTACTAGCTCTTCATTCTCGGCGTCGTCGTTTTCGTAGTCGACCTCATAAGAATCTATTAAAATATAACCCTCGGGAGCGTCGGTTCCTAGCGCTATTAATTCCTCGGCTATTTCATAACT